CTCAAAGTACAGAAGAATCGTTTGTTTTAATGGAACTTCAAATAGATGTTTCAGAATATACATTGCCGGACGAAGTTATAGAAGTAAAAGATATTTACAGACGAGTAACAGGATCATATAGTTCATCAGGTAATGATATAGAACCATTTGAAGCGGCTTATTTAAATACCTACTTACTGCATTCGGGGCGAGCGGGCGGATTAGCAACATTTGAAGCATACGCCGAACATAGAGAACATTTAGGAAAAATGTTTGGTTCAGAAATTTTGTTTGACTATCGTCCTCAAAGTAAAAAATTACGAGTCCATAGACGTATAAAAGCAAATACAGATGTTGTTCTTCATGTTTATAATTATAGACTTGAAGAAAATTTAATTATAGATACATATTCTGGTCCATGGTTAAAAGATTATTCATTGTGTCAAGCAAAATTAATGTTAAGTGAAGCAAGAAGTAAATTTGGTGCTATTGCCGGACCCCAAGGAGGCACAACATTAAATGGAGATGCATTGCGTCAAGATGCTATTGCAGAAATTGAAAAATTAGAACTAGACTTAACCCTCCACAACGAAGGCAGCGAACCTCTTGGATTTGTCATAGGTTAACAGACTACTTAACCAGCAAATTTGCCAGTTTTTACGCCTTGCCGATAAATACATAAAAGTTTAAACAAGTTAATTCCATTATTTAAAGGAAAGAATTATGGCAACATTAGTATCACCAGGTGTGGCGGTATCAGTTATAGATGAAAGTTTCTACGGCTCAGCAGGCGCAGGAACGGTTCCACTGATTATCGTTGCATCTTCACAAGATAAAGCAGATGGCACAGATTCAACTGCAACAGCAGGATATACTACTTCTGCTACAGCAATTAAACCTCATTTGATTACAAGTCAACGAGAACTGCTTCAACAATATGGTAAACCATATTTTAAATCAGTATCAGGAACAGTTCAACAAGGTTACGAGACAAACGAATATGGTTTGTTAGCGGCTTATTCATATTTAGGTGCCGCAAACAGAGCATATATTATGAGGGCAGATGTTAATACATCACAATTAGAACCCTCAACAGTGGAGCCTACAAGTGCTCCGCCCAACGGTGCATGGTGGTGGGACTTAGGAAACACTACATTTGGTCTTCTTGAATATAAGCAAGTTAGTGTAGAATCAAGTGCATGGGTTGCACAAACAGTTACTATACCAACTGCAACAGCAACAGATATAACAGGCGGCGACGCTCCAGCATCTGTATTTGGTAGTGACGGCGATTATGCCTTAGTACCTTATACATTAGCAGGAGTTCCTCTTACGGCACCTTCATATTATAAAAAAGCGGCTGGTGCATGGGCAACAGTAGAAAGCGGAAATTCAGGTATTACGGCAGTATGGGCTAGACCACATTATGATCCACCGGCAGCTCCAACAGTCGGTGATGTATGGATTAAGTTAACTACTGCAAATAGCGGAATGAATATTTCCTATAAAGAATACAGTACATCATCAACCGCATGGGTTTCAAGAACAGTAGGCGTATTTGCAAGTGATGCAATGGCATGTATACCGGGTAATATTACTTCTGGTACACAAGCAACAGCAACAGCGGTAGCAGGAACAGCCGGTGGTGGTACTCTGCAAACAGCCGATGTAACTATTGTTGATGGTGGTTCTGGTTATACCGAAGCCCCGGCAATAGTAATAACTGGCGGTGGTGGTACTAGTGCTACTGCAACTGCGGCAATAGGAACAAATGGCAAAGTAACTGGTATTACTATTACTGGTGGTGGTTCAGGCTATACAACGGCCGCAACTATTACACTTATTGGTGGTACTCAACCTGCGGCAGATTCAGTTTACATTCGAAAAACTTCAGATGCAACTGCAGGCGGTTCAGGTGAAATACAATACAATGGCGGTGCATCCCATGTAGCAGGAACAGAAGAAGCAATAGCATTTTATGTATTTCCAGGATCAAGTGCAACATCAGCGGCGGTGGGTAACGCACCAATTACATTAAATGCAGACGGAACAACACCAACTGCCGACAAGGTAATTCATGCATCAAGTGCTCCAACCGCAGTAGCAACCGATGGTACTTATTGGTATGATACTACTCTTGCATTAGACATATACAAAAAAGCGTCAGGTGCATGGCAAAAACAAGCAGTTTCTAAATATGGTACAACTGCTCCAGCCGGTCCTAGCGATGGTGATGTATGGGTAGATACCAACGATTTAGATAATTATCCTGTTATAAAAGTTTATGATAGTGCAAATGCTATATGGACTACAAAAGACAACACAGATCAATCCACTGCTGATGGAGTAGTGTTTGCAGATTTGACACCAGATACTGGTGTTTCAGCAGGTAGTAGCCCTACTAATTTTTATAGCGGATATCCAAATCCAGCAATTTATCCAGATGGTATTTTTGCTGTTAATGGAGCAAGAAGTTCTTATCATATACGAAAATATGATGAAAATGCAATATTATCAACAAGTGTCGCGGCGGCATGGAAATGGGTGACAGCCGCAGGTAATAAAGCAAATGGTGCTGGATTATATGGCAGAAAAAGTCAAAGAAAAGTTGTTACTACAGCAATGCAAGCCGCACTAACCTCATGTGTGGCAATAAGAGAAGAGTCGTATACATTTTCAATTATTGCATCTCCTGGTTATCCTGAGTTAGCAGATGAAATGAATACATTAGCAACAGATAGAAAAAATACAGCATTTGTTATTATTGATCCTCCTTTTAGACTTGCAACATCAGGTGTAGCAGGTTGGATGTTAGGTACAGGTACTACAGAAAACGGCGAAGATGGATTAGTAAGTAAGACAGCATATTCTGCTGTTTATTATCCTAGTGCATATACTACCGATTTAGATGGTAATACTGTAACATGCCCAGCATCACATATTGCATTAAGAACATTTGCATATAATGATGATATTGCGTATCCATGGTTTGCTCCGGCAGGCTTAACACGTGGTGTCATTGCCAATGCTACCAATATTGGATACTTGGATTCAGAAGATGAGTTTGTACCAGTAGCATTGAGTGGTGGTGACCGAGATACATTGTATCAAAATAAAGTAAACCCATTAGCAAACTTTCCAGGTCAAGGAATATTTGTTTATGGACAAAAAACATTAAATCCGACAACATCGGCATTAGATAGGGTAAACGTAGCAAGATTAATTGTTTACTTAAGAGAGCGGTTAGATGTATTAGCAAGACCGTTTGTGTTCGAACCAAATGACGAACTTACAAGAGCTAATGCAAAAGATGCTGTTGAAAGATTCTTAGCAGACATTTTAGCAAAACGAGGCCTGTACGACTTTGCAGTTGTTTGTGATGGCACAAATAATACCCCTGCAAGAATTGATAAAAACGAAATGTATATTGACGTAGCAATTGAACCGACGAAAGCGGCAGAATTTATATACATTCCGATACGGGTTGTTAATACAGGCGACATTTCAGCAACAAGCTGATTTCTACCTCCTTACTAAAGGGCCATCAAAGTTAATGGCCCTTTTTTCCTTGGTTAAAAAATCTAGACAATATGATAAATAATGTTAAGCTCAAAACACTTTAGGAGTAGTCGATGGCTAATTTAAATAAGTTTGGTGTACCGCTTTCTGGTAACACAAGTGCAGTTTTGATGCCAAAACTTGGGTATAGGTTTAGGGTAACCTTTACAGGGTTAGGCGGAATCGGAACTGATACAAAAGCATTGACACGTGAAATTATAAGTGTAGGGCGTCCACAATTAACTCATGATGAAGTAATTATTGATGTTTATAACTCAAGAATATATTTAGCAGGTAAACATACTTGGGAACCACTTCAAATTGTAATGCGAGATGATATTAATTCAGATGTTGTTACTTTATTAAATAATCAAGTAAACAACCAGATTAATCATTTTGAACAATCAGCGGCAACTGCCGGTAGTCAATACAAGTTTGGTACAATTATTGAATCATTAGACGGAACAAATAATGCGAGTAGTGTTACAACCGTACTTGATACATGGTCTTTGTCAGGTTGCTATGTTCAAAATATGACTTGGGGCGAGTCAAATTACGCGACTAGTGACCCAGTTCAAATTACAATGATGTTAAGGCATGACAATGCAGAACATTTTGTAGGTACAGAGAGTACCATGAAAGTTCAAAATATTACTGCAACAACATTAGATCAATCTACTGCTACATCATAATAATTGAGGTCGTCGTATGCCAGCTGGTTCAATTTTACGCAATTATGCAAATGTTGCTTATCCTACATATAATGACGGCGGTCCTCTGACAGCGGCTCCCCGGCAAAAATTTCAATTTGTAGTTGAATTTAAATCAACAGTAACAACCCTTCAAGATCAGTTAGATAAATTAAAATTGATAATACGATCTGCTGAGTTACCAAGTTTTCAATTTGATACACAGGTATTAAATCAATATAACAGAAAACGAGTTATTCAGACAAGGGCAAATTTTCAACCAGTAACTATTACATTTAATGATACAAGAGATAATAAATGGCAGAATGTTTTTAAAGAATATCTTAAATATTATTATAAGGATGGACGAACACTTGGTCATAATTACCAAACTTCTGACACAGTTCAAGAATATGCAACAACAGACAATTTTGGTTTAAAATCTCCAAAAGAAACTACTTCGGGTTCGTTTGAACGATATTTTTTTAGCCAAATTAGAATGCATAGAGAATATGGTGGAGTTGGTGCTCCAACACAAGAATCTGTTACACTCTTTAATCCTATAATAATTACATGTAGTCATGATACTCTTGATTATTCTGATTCAGGTGCTGTTACCTGGAATGTCCAATTTGCATATGAAGGTATTACATATGATGATAGTTGGGGTGAACGAAATATGTCAAATTTAGGTGATGATATTTCCTCATTTGTGAAAAATGCAGGATCTGCATTAAGTTCTTTGGGTGGTAGATTAGGTTTTTAATATGGCATATAAATCTGAAATAGCATCAACAACATCAACTAATACCGGAATAGACAAAGCCCTAGAAGTACGAGCTACTCTAGGAGCCGATCCAACTGATTTTGATAGCCGATTAATTGGTGATTTAGCATCTGCAACATTTGACTTTTTACCAACAGAACATGATATTGTAGTTGGCGAATTACAAGGTGCAGGTATTTCTAAATTAGCAAGCAAAACATTGGCTTTTGAAATATTAGCACTAGCAAAATATTATGATAAAAAATACGACGAGTTTTTACCACTCATTGACGTAAACGGTCTTGATCTTACAGATGAGATCATCTCAACATTAAATACTACTAGAGCCTCTAATAACCAATTAGGAAGGCAAAGCGTGTCAATAAATGAACATGTTTCTAGACAAGTAATAGATTAATGGCGACAAAATATCAACAAGGACATTTTAGCCCGCAAAATCCAGATAAGTATATAGGAAAACATGAACCTATATATAGATCAGGATGGGAATTAGCATTTATGCGGATGTGTGATAACCATCCAAATATATCTAAATGGGCATCCGAAGCACAACAAATAGAATATATGAATCCCTTTACGGGCAAACGATCTAGATATATACCTGACTTTTTTATTGTTTATACTGATAAAGAAGGAAAAAGCCATGCAGAAATTATCGAAATTAAACCTTATAAACAAGCAGAAATAAAAGAAGCAAGATCAAAATCAGATAAAGCAAAAGTTGTATTAAATATGGCTAAATGGGAAGCCGCCAAACAATGGGCAAATAAAGCAGGTATACGATTTAGAGTTGTTACTGAACACGAAATATTTCATAGTATGAAAAAGAAAAAGAAAAAATGACTAAAAAACTCGAAGAAACATTTAATCTTCCTAGTATTTCTGAAATAAGTCAGAATGATATTAAAGATATGCAAAATAATAATTTTGCAGATGGTGCATTACCATATCCTGTTTTTGATAAAGAAAAAGAAGCATTATCATTAGCAGATAAGATAGACAAAGCATTGCCTGCCGTTAAAGATATAAACACAAGCGACGAAGATATGGATAGGTATGCTGATAAGGCAGAAAAAGCATTTGAAGATTTAATGGATTTAGGTTTTAATGTAGAAGATAGAAATGCAGGACATATATTTGCATCGGCCCAAACTATGCTAAAAAATGCCATAGAAGCAAAAAATTCAAAATCAGATAGAAAATTAAGAGCAATAGAACTACAACTTAAAAAACTTAGATTAGACCAAAATGAATCAAAAAATGCAAGTTATGAGCATGTAGTGGATGCGGATTATGTTGTAAGCGACCGCAATTCTCTCATTAGTGAGCTTACAAAAAAGTTAATAGATGATAAATAATTAAAATACATTTTAAGGATTTAGATTATGACATATCAAAACTCAGCGCAATTACTTCGTAAATATTCGGATATGATTAAAGAAATGCAAGAAGAAGACAAATCAAAAGAAGAAGTCGACGAAGCAAAAGAAGAAGACGAATCAAAAGAAGAAGTTGATGAAGCAAAAGAAAATAAAAAAGAAGATAAAGAAGAAGTCGACGAAGCAAAAGAAGACACTGAAGACGACGACAAGGAATAGTACATGAAATCTTTTAGCCAGTATTTAACCGAAGCAGAAAAAGAACATGCTTTTAGGGTTAAAGTTGCCGGAGATTTGAATGACGAGCAATTAGATAGAATGGAAGAAGTCTTAAAAAAATATGAGGCATTTTCAATATCTAAACCAAAGAAAACAATAATGCAGTCTAATGCTCCTGACTTTGATGATTTAGGCCCAGCTGAAATAAACATTATAGATTTAAAAACTCGGCAACCTGTTGCTCCACATATCTTATTAAGTGATATTGTAGACGCATTAGGTGTACCAGAATCTATAGTTAGGGTTAAAAACCCTGCAATGGAGGAAGAAGAAGTGGCGGCAGATCCGAAAAAAACTTTACTTTCTACAGATTCAGAATATCCTAAAGATGAACACGGCGAACCTGGTTCTAAATTTTATGGTGATGAATATAATTCAACGTTTCTTAAAGAGCTTGCAAAAAATAGAGCAACTCCAAAAACTGAGTTTGCAAAGAAACCTGAAAAAGTTGAAATAATGAAAAACGAATCTCCAGGCAAAGATAGTCCTTTATCTAAAACTCATAATCCAGACCCAAGGGGAAAAAAATAATGAATTTAGCTGATATTTTAAGACTAGCAGGATTAGATCAACAAGAACCAACCAGCTCATTAAGTTTGCCAGGCTCGAGTTGTAATCAACATATGAATCCTAACGATATGCGTACATTGGTTGTTAAAATAGAACAACCCCAACCAGAACAAGAAATGGTTGCAACAGAAGAAGCTGAAGGTAGTTATGCAAATGCCCCTGATGAAAAAGAAGTAGGTGATACACACGATGACTTTTCATTTAAAGGTTTCGGAAAACGTAAAAGACACACACATGATGCCCTAGGCAACTATGGTGATAATCCACTTGCAGAAACCCAACTAATTGCTGAATACGAAAATTTCAAAATTTAACATTTAATGTATGAGTAACTTTGATACTTCTCTTGTAAAACGACCCCACCTACAAGAGAAGTATACCGACGATCAAATCAATGAACTAGCCAAATGTATTAACGA